ACAACCTCCTTGATCTTGTCAAGGTAGGCAGAGTATGCTAGTTCAACACCACCAATACCAGGAAAGTCCTGAGGTTTCATCGATACCTTGACACCAGTAGTTGTCATGGTGGGTTTCTTTACAGCAGCAAGACTGATCCACCCACGAACTGGTTCATCAGCACGACTGTTCGGATACCACAAAACCTCCATACGAGATGGAGGTTGATTGAAGTTACCTGCAATGTAGTGAACGTCAGCATCCTTAGGAACAGATCCTAGTTTTCTATTCCCACTTTCTGAATCATAGATGGGTGTTGCTCGATGAACCGTACCGTCATGACCATTACGAAAGACAGGAATATATCTTGGCCAAACGTCTTGAATTTTGGATGCCACAGTGTGCCTGTTTAGTCGTCGGTACTATTTAGCGACCCCCAAAGCGTTGATCCATTTTAAGTTTGATGTAATACATCCCCAGCAACCATACGGAGAAGAGGAAACCCTCTCCGTAGGACATGGTGTTCCAAGCGTGTACTGCTCCGTCCATCAGATGTCTCCCTCAGCGCGGTTCTCAGACTCTTCAATAGAGAACTCACCCTCAGAATAACGGTTGGCAAGTTTCAAAGAGTTGATGTAGAGAACATGGTCAAAGGTAACGTCCAAGGCAAGACATGCCTGTGCAGCATACCAGAGGATGTCACCGAGTTCCTTGACCAGGTGCTCCTTGTTTGCTTCGTTCCAGGGTTTACCTTGGAACTTCAACTTCTTGACGATCTCCATGAACTCACCAGACTCAGCGGAGAGACCAGCGGCAGCAGTGTCGAGACGTGCAATGTTGCAACCTTCATCATGCAGAAAACGAAGACGCTCAATGTATGCAGACTGATCTTTACTTGGTTTGGAGCAAGTATCATCTGCAAAACTCAGGTACTTGTCCAGGTCAACACGGAAGCGATCCTTGTCCTTCTTTGCTTTCTTCTTTGCTTCTTCCTTCTCACGGATTTTCTCAGCAGTAACCCATGCACTGAAACCCTTCTTGTTGATGAATTCCTCAGGGGTCTTAGGAGTGTCCTCCTGCATATCTTCAAGGCGACCTTCCATGCCCTCCTTGATATCCTGAGCATGGTTGTTCAGTTCTTCTGCTGCTGCTGATGCATTGTCACTGAACTCGTGGTCAATAGGTACGCCTGCTTGGCGGGCGCGTTTGTTAGTAGGTTCGGTCATACTTGCCAGGAATCAAATTTACTTTTGGTTTTGGTATTGGTTTCGATGATGCTGTCATCGATGTCCTGACCAGAGTCAATCAGGTTGTCTTGGGCAGACTGATCACAATCATACAGTCTCATCTTTGCCCTGTCAATACCCACAATGAATCGTTTGTTCATGGTGGGGTCATTGTATCTATTCTTCAACTGCTTGACCATGATCTGACCAGTCGCTTCTAGATCCTCAGTAGAGATCAGGGCGACCATGAGGTCAGCAGTGGCAGGCAGACCGAAGGACTCACTGGTGTCAGTGATCTCAACATCAGAGTTACCATAACCAGAGCGGGTGGTCTGAGTGGCAGACACAATAGGAACCTTTGCCTCACATGCCATGCCACGAAGTTCTTCTGCAATGGACTTGACAAAGGTATAAGAGTTGACCACAGCATTCTTGTATCGTGCAGATGCACAGATGTTCAGATAGTCAACGAAGATAATATCAGGAGCGAACCCACGCTTCATACTCAGTTCATTCAACAGAGACTTGAAGTGATTGACGTTAGCAGATGCAGTGGGATACTCCTTGATAACCAAGCGACCCTTCGTCTTCTTACTCAGGGTGTCAACTTTTCGTTGGAACTGTTGCTTGGTGAAGAGGGGGTCTGAGAGTTGCTTGATGTTGATGTCAAAGAGGTTTGCGTCAATTCGTTCAGCAATCTTCTCCTCTGCCATTTCAAGTGTAATGTAGAGAACGTTGCGCCCCTGCAAGAGGCAGGCGCTAGCCATGTGGCACATGAATAGAGACTTCCCGACACCCGTACCAGCGAGAGCGATGTTGAGAGTCTTAGCAGGGAGACCACCTTTCGTAATCTTGTTGAAGTATTCAAGATCAAACGGGATCTTGTCTTCTTGTTTGTGGTAGAAGTCGTAGCGGTCATCTGCGTCTAGTAAGTAATCGTGTCCAACAGTATCATCAAAGCATGTGCCTAGTGCCTCACTCATGATGTGAGGGATAGCATCTTTGGTGCGAGTCTTGTCTTGCCCATCTGCAATCTTGATGGACTCCATCAAAGCAAGATAGATCGCACGTTCTTTACACCACTTCTCAGTGGTATCCATCAACCAGTCATCATTATATTGAGTGTCATCAATCTTAGTATCAAGGAACTCTTCTATGTCCTTGATGACATCAGCACTCAAATCCTTCCTCTTCTCCACCTCAATTTTGAGAGCAGTTGACTCAGGAATAGCATTGTATTCTGTCACGTAGTCATTGATCTCATTGAAGAGAACCTGATGCGAGATCGTGTCGAAGTATTCATCTTTAAGGAATGGCAGGACTGACCTGCAATAGTTCTCATCAACGATGAGTTTACTAAGAGCAATTTCTTCGATCTTTTGCATCAGATGTAATGGAGGTAAGTCCCGATAATGTATTTGTTATTGGACAATGGCGGTAGTCCTGCGTGTGGATAGGTCCAGGTGGGAGGGAAGACTAAACATCTTCCTGCTTTGGGTTTGACCTTATACTTCATCCTAGTAAACCACGTTTCTCCTCCTTCGTCAACATCATTCAAGTAGAAGAAGAGAGCAAGGAAGCGTCGAGCACTGCTGTGGTCACCCACATCAACATGAGGATCAAAACGATCATCATCTGCTGCGACATACTTCTTCAATCGAATCTGTTCCAAAGCATTCTCTGCTGGCCAGTTCTCTTGACAACCTACATCTGCCATGTACTTGTCACACACATCCTTGATTGCTTCAATCATACGGTTGTGTACCTTTGCCCAAGAAGAATCAGTGTTCCTCTCAGCATAATCAGTCACGTTGAACTGGTGGAACTGAGGGCGACCCTCTCTGTCCCAGTATTCCCAGTCAACGTCACGTTGTAGGTCCATGATGTTCTTAACAAGATTGTCATCAAGGATATTCTCATAGACCCTTACATAGCGATCATGCTCCATAGGTAAACTCCTTCTCTGCTGCTTTATCAAGTTCGGTCATGATTTCGGGGGTGAAGTATTTCTCGGGATCAGCGAGAATAGACTTAGGAAAAAGATTAGATCCACCAATCTTGTAGCGATTCCCGACCCGCTCGAAGACTCCGTGCTTCTCACCCAGTTCCAGTAGTCCGTAATACTTGTCAAGTCCACGCTCGTCATAAAATAGTCGAGTCTCAATTTTAGAGTTCTCCTTAGTGAAGCGGGACTTCTTGGTCTCGCACTTAATGATGTTACCTACGACTGCTGTACCATCCTTCTCCTTAGACTTGGACAGATATACAATAGTCGATGCAGCGTATTTAAGTCCACTGCCACCGCCCATTTCTTTCATTGGCACATAGGCACCCACCACATCATATGTATGGTTGGTGACCAGCAGAGGCACGTTTGCCTTGCCCAATTTGAGGGTTAGCACACGAAAGATTGACTTGACCACCTGAGCACGGGTCATGTCACGAGTCTCTTTACCCTCTTCTGTGTCAGAGATCTCTTTACTAGTAGACAACATACCGAGAGAGTCAAGCACAAACATCATAGGTTTGCGATCCTTCTCTGGTAGTTTCAAATAGTTATCAATGATTTTGATCGCTTGCTGACGGAACTCTTGCACAGTGACAACAGGAACGATCACCATACGGTCAGAGGGGATACCTCTGGACTCAATCATGTCACGAGAGATAGCAGATTCAGATTCAAAATAAATGCATCCAGCCTCAGGATCAGAATTAAGGAAATTACGAACCACAGACAGAGCAAAGAAAGTCTTGCCCGTGCTGCTCTCTCCTGCCAAGGCAGTAATCTTATTGGAAGGAAGACCTCCGAAAATCGAACCACTAACCACGGCATTGAATAGATAACTGCCAGTATCAACAAAAGATGCAACGTCGCCAGCAGCAACTCCTTCACTAACGACACCAGCATACTCATTGCCGATCTCCTTTACTACATCATTTAGGAAACTCATCCGAATAAAAACTCCAAAGTGTTTACTTTTTGTGGGGTCCAACCAATAGCGTCAAGGACAACCTTGACGGGACCTAGGAAACTCTTTTCAAACTGCCAGTCATAGTTGACTGACCCATGGATATCAAACTCCTTGGGAAGAGTCTGAAAGAAAGAGATAACATCTTCACCCATCTTGTTTGGTTTGAGTAGATAGATGAACTTGATCTTCTCTCCCTCTTGGATGAGGGGATACTTGTGACCAAGTTTCAACTTCTTCACGTAGTAATTATACAACAAACTACCACGTACGTGCATGGGACATCCCTTACCATAGATGTGACTAGGTGACGAGAACTTGCTGATGTTATTACATGAGCGAGGGAAAGCAATGTCCTCCAAGGGAAGACTCTCGAACTCCTTACGGAACTCAGCGATGAACTTCTGACAGTCAGACTCTGTGCCATTCATGACCACTTTCAGTGCTTCTTTAATGGCAACCCTGCATGGTGCAGGAGTGGAGGACTTCACTGCTTCGATACCCATGATTTTTAGTTTGGGTTCAGTGTATGCAACACCCTCACTGTCCCACACGTTGAGGATGTATCTCTTTTTAGCAGTCCAAACACCACGGTCAGCGATGTTCTCCCGCTTCATGATCATCTTCTGGTCATACGCCGATACGTAATCCGCAAGTTCTTGATATGAACGTTCAATAAAAGGTTCCAGTTTCTCGTTGCAGATCTTGTTAAGTATCGGAACAACTGCTGCTTTATCGCTAGACTTATTACCAAGAAATTTACTAACAAGAGGTCCGAGATTAAGATAGATCGAATCAGTGTCTGATGCGATAACATAATCCTCTCCGTCTGTTTGCAAAATCTTATTTAGGTATCCGTTGATCCTGTTTTCGATCCAACGGATCGAGACTTGACCTGAGAGAGTAATTGCCTCAGCATTTGCCAGATTGAAATATCGGAAGTATTGGTTTCCAATGGCACCATAGGCAGAGTTGAGTTGGATCTTTCTTGCCATCTGGATATTGTTGTACCTTGCAATATCTTTTTGTACATCCAAGGACGGGGACTCTTCATACGCCCGCTTAGCAGCAAGCATCTTTCCCTTATAGATCTTACGGTCGTCATAGATACGTTGCATCATTTCAGGTAGAAAACCATGTATGTCCTTACGGTACTGAGCACCGTTGGCACACACAGCAAACTCCCCGTCGATCTCCACCTCTTGTGCTAGCAGTTTCTCAACAGTCACTGTGGGGTGACGCCTCTCCACCAGAGTCTCTGGGGAGATGTTGTACTGCATGATGAGGTGTGGATACAGGGAGTTAAGGTCAAAGGAGACAACCCAATCGTAACCTCCTGGGGTGGGGTCTTTGACATATGCACCAGCATATTGTTCGCTCTTGTCACTACGATGCACTGGTGGCACCACGATGTTACGTTGTTTCAGGTCGTTGTAGATGAGGGTATCCCACATCCGTACCTGCGAGTAAACATCTTCAAGGTTTACCTTGGCGTCATAGGCAAGAGTGAGTGCCAACTCGATCAGTTTCATCTTGTCTTCCAGACGGTCAACAAGTTCAACGTCAACGATGTTGTACTCAACAAACTTCTGCCAATCTTTTGTATAGAACTCTTTGAAGTTCTCGTACTCACTGTGGTCAATCTTTTTCTGACCCAGTTCGACATTTGCAATGTGGTCGAGACGGTAGGACTCCTGTGCAGAGTATGTAAACTTCCTGTACAGGTCTAGGTAATCCAAGATAGCAACACCACTGATGGTGTATTGGAGTTGCTTACGTCCACGAATCTCAACCTCGCGTTCAATCACACGGTTCCACGGAGAGAGGGACTTCTTCCACTTCTCTCCTAGCACCCGTTCAAGACGACGACAGATGTAAGGAATATCATACAGGTTGCAGTTCCAACCAGTAATAATATCAGGAGTGTTGTGAGTCCACCATGCATGGAAGTCTTCCAACATCTCCACCTCCTTCCAGAACACACGATACTCTGTGTCCTTAGGTGTAAATTCCCTTGTGCCCCAAGTTATCACCTCCTTGGTGATGAGGTTCTTGACGGTGATACAAAGCATCTCCTCTTGACATGCTTCCACAGAAGGGAAACCATTGTCGCAACCGACCTCAATGTCAATCGTATAGATCTTCATCTGGTCCATGTCAAAACGGACCTCATCAGGGAACTTGTCAGCAATGAATTGGTACACGAACCTGTCATACCCATGCACTTCCATACCTTCTACGCCAGCGTAGTGTTCAATGAACTGTCTCGCTTCCCTTGCACCGTCAAAGCGTTTGGGATGGGCATAGCGACCGTCAAGAGTCTTGAACTTAGACTGCTTGCTCTGGTTGTTTGGTACGAAAAATAGGGTAGGACGGATCTTCTCTCTGTACTGGACAGGTTCTCCGTGCTCGTATCCCCGATAGAGGATGTCGTCACCGAGAAGAAGCACGTCCGTGTAAAATTTCATCAACTAACCATTGTCTTGTACTTGTCTGCCAAAGCAGCAGACGGATCTAGTATAGTAAATACCAGGTCAGAAGTCAAGAAGAGGTCACGTTGACTGGTGTGCAGAGGAAAGGGGGTGAGAGTCTCATCCTCATGGACTCGGAAGCAATTCTCAATCAGAATCGACGGTTCCTCGTCCAGTTCCGTCATCGTCCCCAGCAGGTACAGACTCGGGTCGTTCTTCAACAACATCAATTTCAGCATGTTCAGCAGTTAGTTCTTGGTACTTTTCGACAACTTGGTCGATAGGGTTGTAAATAAATGACACTGATGGCAGTGGCAAATAGATATGCGGATTCTTTGAGAACGGCACATAGGCAGAGAACTCAATATCCATATGATCCAATGTCTCAGGTGCATCACCATACTTAGGTTCTTCAAACAGACTTTGTGGTCGTTGAATTACCAGGGTGTATGGTTTCTCTAACTTGTAAGCAAGAGGTGGTGCATCTTTACCATCGCGCATCTCGTAGACATCAGCGATTACGTCCTCGCCGTTTGTCATTCTTACGATTCTTACGCTCATAGTTTTTTTCCATTAGGTGTTCATAAGTATACTTTACCATATCAGTAAAGGCGCGTCTAGCTGAGATGTTCTTTTCCTCAGCAAGGATGTGAACGTACTGCATGAATGAATCCATCTCATCGGTGGGTACATCCAAGGTCAGTGTTTCACTCTTCTCTGTGTACGCGGGACACAGATTTACATACATGTTCATAGTTAGCTCCAAACAAAAAGAGACCCAGGGGGGTCTCTTCGGTTGTACACTATATATCAGTAATCATTTAGGTAACTCTGACATGTGTCAGGGTTCTTCTTGCACCATGCTCTCACATATGAGTCAGCATCTTGTTCCATGGTGAAGTGAGCATGGTTATGTGCCAAACCCACAAGGATTAAGAACCCAACAAACAATCCATTAAGCAGGGTCACTGGGTGCAGCAGCACCTCCTGAATTGATTTCATACAGTTTCAGTTTCTGATGGTCAGGAATGATCTTCCGTAAGTTTACCACAAGCATTCCGTTTTTGAAGTCCACTGTGGTGACTTCGACATCATCAGATAGATTGAAACCTCGTGCGAAGGTTCGGGTGGCAACCCCACGGTGCATATACTCCTCTTCACCCTTAGTCTTCGCCGCCTTAGACCTGACTAGGAGGACGTTACTCTCAGTAGAGACTTCAATTTCGTCCTTGTCCCAACCAGCAAGTGCCATTTCGATCCTCCACTTAACCTCGGATTCTTTCACGAGATTGTAAGGGGGATATGCTTCGTTTACAGACCCTGTTCCATAAGAATGTAGTCTGTACATTAGATCATCAAAACCGACGCTGTATCTTTCGACAGCATCTACCACGGCATTGAGATCTTTTGCCGTGAACTTTCTTAGTCCAGTCATTTAACTTCTCCTAGTAAGCGAGATTGTATTTTGTGGTCCCCGAAGGCGACCATATTATATAGGTCACATGAGTAAAAATACGAGGTCGTAATACCCGAACGGTATACTGGCGTACACATATTTTTTTGCTAAATAGGAAGTAGGTTCTATGTATGACGCGATGAAAAAACTCATCCCTGTCGTAATGATCTTGATGACCGCCCCAGCAGTAAGTGCGGGTGGACTTGTTACTAAGCACGCATCAAGTGTGCAGTTGAACGTGGATGCAGCAAGAAGCACTTCTTCTAGAATTGGTTCTACATTCAGTATCTCAGGTTCAAATATTGATACTACCGATGGTACGACTGCTAACACTGTGTCGGCAGGAACTATTACCTCTGGTGTATACAGTCCTGGAACTATTTCTGCCACTCAGGATACCCCTGGTTCAGCATTTAGTTTTAGTCAATCTTACACACAGGCTGACGCTGTGCCTCAATCTGCTCCGACAGTAGGTGCAGTGCCGAACTTCTCTTCGGTTACTTCTTACACAGCTGGAACTGCTGGTGATCTAGCAGGTACAGTGACCAGTTCAGGTGCCCTCACGGTAACCGCTGGTGGAGCTGGCACTAGTGCTATCGGTCAATTTGTAAGTGAGATCACTGTAATTGACTGAGGATCCTCGTGATGACTTTTGGAAAGATGAAGTGGTCTATTGCGATGAGTGTGGTGGCAATCCTAAGTACAGGTGCCACCGCCCAGGCAGTCCCCGTTGTCCCAAACTTCACACAGGGCTCGATGTCGAGCCACACCGAGACAACTCAGACTATAACTGAGACCATAAATTCGATGGACTACTCGACAGGGTATCAATACTCTGCCACAGGTTCAGGTGTAACTGCTAATGGGAACCTATCACCAGGCACTGGTTCCACAAATGTAACTATTAATGGAGTGACTTCGCAATGGACGGGAGCAACAAGCAAACCGCAATTCACACAGACAGTACCAGGGGAAGCGTTTCAGTTCACAGAAACGTACTCAGGTCCTGGTTTACAAAACCACACGATTATACAAAGAGTGACCGAGGTCACAAGCGTAACAGACACTACAAGTATTTTCTCCCAGTAATTGCTGCACTAACCTGTTCACCTGTCAATGCAGAAACGATCGGTGGTGTTAGTGCAACAGCATCCCCAGTGGCAAATAGCTCTGGCTCAGTGACCAACCAAGCTATTCAGGTATTACAAGGTCCATATATCACTAACACATACGGAAACGGCATTCAGTGTCAAGGTCCTACAAGAAATTTCACTCCGTATGTAACAGGAACTGCTTCCGCTGCCAGACCATGGGAAGATTACTATATGGACCCTGTGTATGATGTAAGTGACCTAGATGAGGACGGTCGTATTGATAATCCTGGGGACATTCTGTTCCATAAAAAAACTAGAACTGGACAGAAAGATAATTTTAGTCTCGGTGTAGGATTTTCTATTACATGGTCTACACCATTAGATGAAAAGTTACAGGACCAGTGTAAGGAAGCAGCACAAGCAAACATCGACATGATGACACAGTTGACTGCTAATAAAAGATTAGATTTTGAGATCGCCAGACTTAAAAATTGTGGCGAGCTAATGAAAGCTGGAATTATGTTTGCACCTGGCACAAAGTATGCTGCTATATGTGCTGATGTTATGGTAATGAACGTGTCTCATATCAAAGATCACCGTCACACTATCCCTTCCCCTTCGGTTTCAAGACCTTCCGAAGAGCAGCAATCGCTTGATTCCGATCCCTCTGCTCAGAGCGACGCTCCCGTACGCTTAGAGGTTTCTCCTTTTTCCCCCGAAGAGCAGCAATCTTCTTCATCACCTTCTTCACAGTCGGCTTTATCACTTTCAGAAGAAGATCGGCAAAGGGTTTTGCGAGCAGTGCAGAGGTCGTCGCAACGACAGCAATACTCGCAGTAGTAGTTACAGTTCCCACAGGTGGTATAGCATTGACCACCTGTTCAACTATTTTGACATCTTCTACCAGTCGTACACACTGGTTACCTTCTAGTTTGTAACCAGTTACTCTCTTACGACCACTGTCAAAGATGAAACCAACAGGTTCATCTCGCAGTTGTTCAGTTGTAGGACACTGCACCACTGTCTTAGTGGGTGTCACGGGTGGTTTTACCTCAGGTGCCTCCACTTCTGGTTGCTCTGGGGTATTTGTTTTGGGTACAGGTGCAGGGTATGTCATGATCATCTGATCAGGTTCATACTGAATGGGATTGAAGTTAGGCATCCCTGCATCACAGTAAGTGATGGTGCCCTTAGGGTCATCACTAGTGACAGATCTGTTCTTTTTATTGTTAGTGCTGTGTGCCTCTACACAACCTGGCATATTGACAATGGGAGTCCCGATATCGACAACAACAGGAGCAACAACGTACCCTCTTTGGGAGGGTTCGTTGAAGTTCCAGGTAGGTATTTCAATGATTTGAATGTCTCTGATACCAACAGTGTCAGTACCGATCTCAGGGATTTCCATAATCTATATCAGAAAGGCAACACACCCCCAGTTGCACTAGGAGTAGGTGGAATTGCACCACCAGTAGCACCAGGAAGTTCAGGAACCTCTGGCATAAGACCACCGACCAGACCAGGCAGAGCGCCTACGACTGCTTCGGTTGCTGCTGCTGTTGCTGCCTCTTTGGCAGACTCAATCAGAGCATCTTTTTGAATGTAAACATAGGCACCAGCACCAACGATTGATGCTGTTCCTAAGAACGAGAGCACTGCAAGTGCATTAATTACTTTTTGCATTTTCTTCCTCCTTTTTTCCAATAGGCGGGGCTTTCTTTGGAGCAGAACCATTTTTAGCGGGACTCAATCCGAACGCGGCTAACGACCCAGAAAAGACCGAGGCAATGAACGTGGGATCGAAGTCCAGAATCTTCTGCCCATTAGGGAGTCGAACGTAACTGAACGTGAGAAGGGACGCAGACCAAATAAGTACAACGACTTTCACTAGATTACCAAGGACTTCACTCTTATCTTCATCTTGGTCTTCCTTCTCTACTTTGGACTTGGAATCATCCATGAATAGAGGGGTAAGGCACCACTATTTATGTAGCACATCATTACCAATGAAGAGGAAATCAACACCTTTTTTGGAAAAGATCTCCTTTGCCTCCCAATGCTTAGCAGCAATGGGACTACCACCTATATTAAGCGAAGTATTTAGCAGAACACTGTCACCAGTCAGTTCTTTGTATGCTCTGAGTAGTTTTGCGAAGCAATCATTACCCTCTACTGTCTGTATTCTGGTGGACTTATCAACATGTGTGACAGATGCCAGACCAGGATCATGACACTCAACAGATACATTCATCCAGGGCACTGATGCCTCAGGATGTACGTCAAAATGCTTGTATGCATCCTCTCTTAGGACTGCTGCACCAAAGGGTCGGAAGTGCTCACGATGCTTGACATTAGCATTCAATGCATCCTTCATATTTTTCAGTCTAGGATTGCACAAAA